AAGAACTTATCGCCTCAAGAGGTAATGTCGGGCGTTCAATATGGACTGCCAGAGCAAAAAATCTTCCGCCCGGACGTTGCAAACGAAGACCACCGCACGGTCCACCAAAGACAAATGAGAGATCTAAAGGAGGCAGTATCATGATTCAATCTAAAGAAGGCTTGATGAAAATGGCTCACGAAGATCCAAGAACAATAATTCAAGCTGGCTTCTGGGTTGTAAATAAAGATAAAGAAACAGTGCCTTTTATTTTTAACGAGCCACAAAATATCTTTTATAAAGAAATGACCTACCGGGACGATCTTGTCAAAGCCGGACAACTGGGAATATCAACAGAAATCTTGGCAATTTTAACGGTTAAATTTTTACTAATACCAAATGCCTGGGCAGTTTGTATAAGTCACGAAAAAGAAGCGACAAAAAGATTATTTGAAAAGGTTGATTTTTATTTAAATCACCTACCTCCGTGGCTCAAAACTTTTTATATCCCAGGCAAAACAACAGAAGGAGATATTACAAACGAAGTTATGCACAGTAAATTCTACATTGGAACGGCCGGAGCAAGGGCATTCGGCAGAGGGGATACACCTCACTATGTCCATATGTGTTTAACAAAAAATAACGAGATCATAATGAAAGATGGATTTACCAAACAAATAGATAAAATCAAAATAGGAGATGAAATTATAAATGGGAAAGGTGGTTTTTCAAAAGTAAAAAACATTTGGATAAACGATCCAAAGAAATTAGGACACAGCAATCTTTTATCTATAAAATCTTATGGAAACTATTTACCGATAGAATGTACTCCCGATCACAAAATATTAACAACAATAAAATTACAAAAGGGTTATAGAAAACGAAATCTAATTTGGAAAGAAGCAAGAGATCTGACCGTTGAAGATTATATTGCCTATCCTATCGTCAATCCAAGCAAGAGTAGATTTTGGAAATGGGATGGCTATAAAACGTCTAAAACTTTACGTCGCAGATCATGGAAACCAGGTAAAAAATATTTTTGGTCAAAAATAAAAAGTATTGATAAGATTCCTTTAAGTGAAAAAGTTTACGATATTGAGATAGATGATGATTGTCATTCTTTTCTGACTACTTCAGGTGTTGTTCATAATTCGGAATCAAGCCGGTGGAAAGAACACGGACGCATAATGACAGGTCTAATAAGAGCCGTACCCTTGAACGATCCCCACACTTGGATAGTAAAAGAAACCACAGCCAACGGCCAGGGAACAATACACCACCTTGAATATCAAAGAGCCAAGCGAGGAGATAGTGAATTTGTGGCACACTTTCTACCTTGGTTCAGCAACCCAGACTACCGAATAGAAAATACCGGACTAAAAATAGAAGACATAACCGAGGAAGAAAAAAGGCTGACAATGCGATTCCCGAAGCTGGAATCCGAAAAGAATAAAGGATATGTAGACTTGGCCGCAATAGAATGGTATCGGAAAATGGAGCGAAGTTTAGGATCTGAGGAAGGTCGAAATCCCCACGATATGATGAAGCAGGAATTCCCATCAGACGACGTTGAGGCATTCCTATTCTCAGGCAACCCGGTATTCCCTGTAAACGAAGTAGAAAAATATAAAGCAAGCGCTCCCGATCCAGTGTTCGTTGGCAATCTTGAAGGAATAGTGCCAAACGTATCACTAAGTGAAACCGAAAAAGGATGGCTGAAAATCTGGAGAAAACCAATGGCCGGCAGTCAATACATAATATTCGCCGACATCGCGGAATCAGACGACTACTGTAGCGCCCACGTCCTGGCCAAAAGATCATGGAAAATAGTAGCGCATTTCCACGCAAGGATAGAGTCTCATTTAATGGGAACCAAACTAAACGAACTTGGACATTATTATAACGACGCAGAGGTGGTGGTCGAAATCAACAATATGGGCCAGTCAACGATAGACCGACTTCGAGATTTAAACTATCCGCATTTATACATGAGGGAAACATTAAACGAAAAAGAAAAGAAAGTAACTAAACAATTCGGATGGAGAACCGACCTAAAAACAAAACCATTGATCATAGGCCATATGCAAAACTTAGTAAGGACCAGCCAACTTCCATATCTTGATTTTGAAACCGCCCAGGAACTATCAACATACGTCCTAAACGAAGACGGATCAATGGGGGCTTCAGAAGGCAACTATGACGATAGAGTGATCTCGGTATCAGGCGCTTATTACATACTAAAGTTACATCCATTTAGGGTGTCAGTTCAATCGGTACAAAATAAAACCAGCCCAGCCGCACGTTATAGGGCATTAAGAACAAGAAAAATCGGATCAAGAAGCCGATGAAGAAAGTAAAGTACGAGAACCTATTGACATTTAATTTAAAAAGTATCAGAATGAAAGCATATGCGACTACCTGAGTATGACGATGATTTTGTCAAACAAAACAAAAAGAGGTATAACCTCTCAAAAGAATACGTCGAGCCTTTTTTCAATAATTTTATTGATAACTACAAACATTATTTTATAAGAATTATTGATGAGGCAATCGAAGCCGACGAAAAAGCCTACCCATTCTACAGTACAATGTCGATCCCAATCTCCTATCAAATAATCGAAACAATCCTGCCAAGAATGTTCAATCGGATGATGAACTTTAATATCAAAACCGACATGAAAAACGATGTGAACGACGAACTGGCAATGAAAGAGCTAATTAAATATCAGATAAATCATCCATACTTAATCGACGATCCCATCTTCGCCCGGCTGGTCTCAGGTCTAAAAGAATGCTTTATAACCGGAAACGCCTGGGGAGAAGTGCCGTGGTATAAAAAAGAAGTCGAGGTCGAGGAATGGCAACCATATAGCGTTCAATTAGGGATAAATTATCCTTCATGGGACAATATGGAAAAAATATTATTCTATGGAGTCGAGCCAGACTGGAAAATAGTAAAGGTAAAAAGAAATGTAATAGACGCCCCAGTCTACAACCACAGATCTATCTTCCACGTCTTCCCGGATACCAAAAAGAAAAGCGCCTTAGAACTCAGCTATGCGATAATAGAAGAATTCATGACGCAGGATGAAATCATGAATATGATAAAAATATCCCCAGAATCATATAAAAACGTCGATGTCTTCAAAAAAATGAAAGCCCAAAAAGAATATGGATCAACCAGCGAATCAACAAACTATGATGATGAAGTAGCTCAGATATTCGGGTCCTCTGACTACCGGACCAAAGATAAGGAAGAAGGACAGTTCAAAGTATGGTTTGTAAAAGAGCCAGATAAATACGGAATAATAATAAATGAGAAATTAACGATTAGAGAAACGGGTAATCCAAACGGAGACGGAAAATTGGGATTATTTTTGATGAAAGATATTCCAATCCCCGGGCAACTTTATGCTTGGGGAGAACCGGATCCAATTAAAAAGATAGAAGACCACATGAGCGATCAGGCAAATATGAGGTCAGACAGCGTCTTCTACGACCTAATGAGAATCTGGAAGCTGAATCCAACAGCACTGATAGAAGGCGAAGAATTTACACCAGAGCCAGGACGAGTAGTCCAGATGAATGATCTAAACGGTCTGGCCCCAGTTGATCCAGGATCAACCAAAGCGTCAGCCTTCAGAGAATATCAAGAATGGGATCAGATAATTCAAAACACTTCGGGAGTAACGGATTATACAACAGGTCAATCAGCCCCAGGAATGAATAAAACAGCAGGAGGTGTAGAAAATCTTCAAGCGGCCGCAAACGCCCGCTTCTCACTTAAACTTCAACTATTTGAGAATTTAGGATTAAAAGCAATGGGAACAATGTACGTGCAACGAAATATGAGATTTTTTGATGAAGCTCAATACATAAACGAAGGAAAGACAGTGATAACTCCAAGTGCAATAAGAAGACTGAAAGGACCGGTAAACTTTATAGTCGACGCCGGATCAACCGAAGCCGCCGCCAAAAACCAAAGACTACAAAAATGGAATACAATAATCACAGCTCAAGGAAAGATTCCATTTGAAAATCCAAGCGAAAAAGCTAAAGATTTAATGAGAAAAGGAATGTTATATGATCTCGGCGAAGACGATGTTGACGAACTGTCAGAACAAGCGGCACCACCTCCAGCACCGCCAACAACCGTCCCTCCGCCTGTACTATCATCTGAAACTCCTCCAGCTGTATCCGATAAGGGTAACGGTGGAGGAGTCCCACGTGAAACCCGATTATTAATTACCAAACCAGTACTAAATGCAAACACTACCACACCGCCTGTGGGACAGGCTGCATAAAGCAAATAATCCCGAACAGA